TTGGTTCAAGTTTATAACCTGCGTGGACGCTGCGCTAGGGCCGGGGTTATCTAACTGCTGAAAGTAAAGCCTGAGAATGTTCAGTAGCTGATCCATATACTGCCGGTCATATTCTACTGGCGCATAAGGCAATGCTGGTGCTCTTGTTGTTCCGGTTGACATGGTTATCTCCTGCCGTCTGGGCGCACATCTATACTAGGTGTGCCTAACTGCCACTGGGTGCCAAGTGTATTGGACTCAACCTTAAACGCCATCTGTCTGCCGCGAACCCGTGTATACACAATCTCGGTAAACTCCTGAACTGGGTAAGAATTGGCTAGTGCGTAATTTTGGGGTGTTTGTACAACTGGATCATCCGCTGGACCATAAGCCGAACCGGGGTTCCTACGTGGGAGAATTGTAAAGTTAACTTGTGGATACTCCCCTGCGGTTGTAATAGACCCGTTAAAGGTAATATCAGGAATAGCTCGCCAAACAAACCCGTAGTTATGCCCGTCACCAATATTAAAATCGGATGATTGAATATACGCATCAATTGGTTGCGGTACATTTGTTGAGCTATCGTTAACCCCTGTCTCATGTAACACAAGACGACTAACGTCTGGGTCAGCAGCCATAGGGGCACTGCGCAACGGGCTATCCAACCAAGCCGTACGACTTAACGTACCGTAATACCACACACGGTCAAGGTGGTTGTAGATGACGTATCTATCGTTAATAACATTTGGATTTTGGGGTGTATTAGTCCCATTCGGGCCAGTTATTGACGGGTACTGCCACCAGACTTCGTTATACCCTTCGTTGGTACCCGCAGTTACTTGAAATAGCTGATCGCGGTTAATGTCACTAAACACATACTGACGAAGCGTAGAAGGCAAAGTCTCTACCCGGCCAGAGTACATGTAAAACTTATCAGTGCCCATCCAGTACACAACACCATTAACTGTGGTCGTGGCATTAGGGCCAGCAACCGAAATATTGTCCGCAAGAATATTAAAGTTCCAGACAAAAGGAGGCCCAGAATACTGCATGGAATACACCGCTGTATCTGTCCAAACTAAATTTTCTTGGCGTGTTTGCAAAGCACTAATAATTGAAGAGCCGTGAGATAGCCGGTAGCTACCCGCTTGATTAGTAATTGCTGGGTCCCAGTCGGCATAATCTTCGGCAACAGACCACCGAATAAGTAATGGGTCAAGCACGGAAGGGTCAGGGTCAAACGAATAAGGATTGCACCCAAACGCGATAGTAATACGCGTTGCATCCGAAATTAACATCTGTAAAATCTGTGTGGGGCATTCCGGTCCGGTAACAAGAGTACCTCTAGTATCATAATTAGGTTGAGGGGCATTACCCGGTTCCCATACATACAGAGCGCCGCCTCTTGGGGAAAACAAAAGGTCTTGCCCAAAATTAAACTGACTCCATAAGCGTAGTTGCTGCCCAAATCCAGTGGTAAAACCATCACCCCAACCCAGTCGGCCCCAAGTGCCAGTGCCCCAGCCAGTGCCAATTGTATAGATAGGAAAGCCGGTGTTAATCTGATAAGCAAGCGTTATTGTTGCAGCGGAGTTGCTTCCGGTTGTAGCGGTAGTTAGCACTACCGTATAGGTTGTGCCGGTAGGCACAGTTACAATTTGATATTCACCGTTAACATTTACTCCGCCAATCGTACCGGCACCTGCTATGGTAACAAAGTCACCTACCTGCAAGCTATCTGCGGCGCTATCCGATACAGTCATCACCGTACCACTAGCGGTAAGGGTTATCGTAGAAGCATTGACTACAGGTGGGCCAGCAGAAGGGGTGTTGCCGTTTATCTCGCGTATAGGCGTGATGTCGTAGTACTCGCCGCCGTCTTCAATGTAAAACTTTAAGTTTGTACCCAAGCCTACAAGGTTAAAACCTCTAAGCGTCACCCAATTCCATAACGAACGGCAAATGCCTAAAAAAGTGTTAAGCGAAAACGCTGTCCAGCCGCCAATTTTTTCTGGGTAGCCAGAGCGGAAACGAACTTTGTCGCAAGCGTACCAACCACCTTCGTTGGATAGCGTTGTGCCTTCGCGGTTTACACCGGGGCGGAATTGAAGTTTCTGTAACGGCATGATTAGCCTATGTTAATAGTCAACCCTTGAATAGCGGGCATTGATGTAACAGTAACAGTTACACTTTGCGCGGCTTGCCACGGAGCGTTACAACTTGTACAAGTCCCCGTCTCAACTTCCTGTTCGCTCACTGGGTCTTGACAATTTAAGCAAACAACTTCAATCTCATGTGCGGGGTCTATCGTGCCATCTGGCAAAACAACCGCTGGATTTTGTATTTTCATATCCTACCCCTATATTTTGTAAACGCGTAAAACTACCTAAACGCGGGGCCACCGACCCATAACACCAACGAACGACGGACACCCTTTGTTACAGGCGCTACCCTGTGCAGAGTATATGACGGAAAGAACCATGCCCTACCCTTTAGGGTCTCCAGCGTCTGCACTGTGTCGTTACTAGTCTTTACTTGAAACTCACCGCCTTCGAAGTTAGACGGGTCAGACAACAGCATGGATAAAGATAACTTTCGTGGAACGTTCCTATCCGTGGGGGAGGCATCTGTATGCCAATCGTAATGCCCCTGCTGCGCCTCTGTGTACAACCCTAACTGCATAGGCTCATGGAATCCGGTCAAGTCAAAATGAAAAAACCGACTGTTAACTTCCGCAACAGCACCCGCCAATTTTTCCCATATGTGTTGTAACTCGGGCTTCGCGCCTATCCATGCCACTTGACTTGCCCTAATTTTTTCGTCAACCGCGTTTTTATCACCAGAACCACCGACACAACCAGCCTGAAGATTTAACCATTCTGGCTGGGCAAGAAGCAAGTTAATATCTTCGGGCGTAAGAAACCCTTCCCAATACGCGAGGTGGTCTTTGCCGGGTATAGCTCGTGGTGGTATCGGATAAATCACTTAGACTCCATCATATGGGTTCTATCTTTCCCGTAAGAATATATACTGCGCGTAGTGTTATCGCCAACTTCCCCTGCGTATTCCCCATGTTTACGTACAAAATGCAAAAAGACTTGTCCTGCGTAATATCCTTCGGGGCCATTGCACTTGTCACGCCAATGCTCAATATCGCATCCGGGGTAAATTACACCATCCCCTTCAGCTAAATCAAACCGTTGCCCACCCATGTAAATAGGCCAAGCGTAGTGATGCGACCGCCCAAGCTGAATTGTTACACTCACCTCACACGCTGGCCTATCTTTATGCCGTTCAAGCACATCACCGTTGCTGTACAACCTAGCGTAAGCATATGTTGGGATTAACTCCTCGCCAACAGCTTTTTCAATAACAGGCCACAACCGTTCGTGCAAAGTCTCAAACATATACTCGTGATCCAAAATACTCTTTGCACTTGGTACTTGGTCGTCACCTTTTGGGTTTAAATCCGCTTGACGCATGAGTACGTGCGTAAAAAAATGGCAAAACTCAACAGGAATTACTTGGCGGAGAACAATTGGGTTTAACATGCAATAGTATTTTTAAGCTACTAATTCATCAAAACATTCCGCTACTTTTTCGTATGGCAAGTCCATGTATGCTTGCACAATCAAACGCACATTATCGTTCTCTGGGACGTATTGCCATCCGCTAAATCGAGTATCGCTTTCAATAGCCACAGAATGTGGCTGTCTTGTGCTTAATACCCACACGTCGCCATTCTGCGCTGTAAAAGACTCGACCATTTTAATTTTGTCTGGATTAACATTAACGTAGCCTTTTCCATTATCAGTAGACCATCTATCGTCCCTCTCTACCTCGCCTTCCCAAAAGGAAGTTATTTCACCATTTACCTGCTGGTAAAAATTAATGACGCAACCTTCTTCAACATGAATGTGGGGGGCAAGTAGTAAAACCTCCGAATAGTTAACGCCCATCAAATGTGGTTTAAGGTTTTCTGGTAAGACATCACGCACCAATTCAACCTGCTTACGCGGGAGATACTTTCTAACAACGTGATGCTTATCATAACCCTCCCATGTACCATGCCTACCAAGAACAACAGACGACTTGTTTAGGTAAGAGAACTCCGGAGAAAGCTGAATTTTTTTTGCGTATTTCATTCAAATACCAATCCGTAGCAGTCAGTAACAGCCGTCACCAATGTATTACCGGAACTAATGTTGATCTGCGTTGGTTTGTCTATGTTGATGCTATTAACCGCAAGCTGCCCCGCGCACAAAAACAATTTTGTATTTTTTGGAAGGACAGTCTCGGACCCGCCTGTTAACACAAACGGCGCAAGCTCTATGTACTGGTTATTGTTAAGGCGCTGGTCAAAACAAAATACTTTGGATTCCCCTATCGACTTGTGCTCAAATGTGCCCGCAACATAATCAGAAGGGCGCAAAAACCACCCGGTTGTAAAATCATGAATATCGGTGCCTGTCGAAAGATTTTTGTTACTAAACGCCCCCTGCACCCAAAAAGTTGTGCATTTAATATCCTCGCCAATTATGGCGATAAAGGTTTCCCCATCTTCATACGTGTTTTCGACTAACACGTAACCAAAAGCAGCGTATGGGTTTCGTTTCATAACTACACCACAATTACGTTAGATACACTAGGTGGGGGAATTAAATCATTTACAGGATACGAATTTTCTTGCCCAACCATGTCCTTGTATGACTGCACTTTTGCAGGGTCAGCAATAAACTTTTCTTCGCGCTCTTGTTGTTCAGCGTGGTAAACGCCAGCAACAGCCATGCGTTTTTTAATTTCCACGGGGTCGGTTACATCAGGCCACATGTTCATAGGCTGGTAAGCATATTTTGGGTAATCGTCAGGATTCTGCGACTTAGTTGTATCAGAAGCAAAAGATACAATTAGCGAATACGACGCTTCTTCAAAGGCGTGAATCTTCATATATAACGTGTTCATACTAACTCCTATTAAGCTACGCCACCCTGACGAGTACCATCAACGGGCCAAGTCACAAACGGATTTCCCACAATATAGTTACCACCAGCAGCACCGGCACCGGGGCCACCATTATTAGCAGTACCCGCAGACCCCGCAGCGCCACGACCACCACCTGCACCGCCGGGACCGCCTACTCCGGATGGTCCCGGACCACCACCTGCACCGCCTGCTGGAGATGTGCCCGGAGAACCCGGTTGTCCTTGCCCCGCACCGGGTGCAACCGAACCGCCCGAACCGCCCGAACCGCCATTTGTACCTGCGCCGCCACCACCACCACCACCAGTTGATGGTTGAGCTTTTGACGGGCCACCACCTATGGCATACCCTGCACCGCCGCCACCGCCGCCACCACCAGCAATAGTGCCATTATTAGTTATGGTAGTGGGGCGATTTACATAGACCGCACTTCCGCCAACACCTCCGGGAGCACCGGGAGCACCGGGACCGGGAGTAAACCCTCCCCCATTACCACCATCACCGCCCATCGCTTGGATTAGTCCATTATTAATGATAGTTACGGTGTCGCCCCCATCAAATGCGGATGGCACCAGCATCGCATAAGTTGGCACTGATGTACTGCCGACCGTAACGCCGGGGTTTACCGTAACTGTAATATCAGAAATACCCGCAGCATATGTTGGCCCACGATTTGTATATACATCGTAGTTAAAGGAATTTGTAGAAATTGTAAGCGGTATAGAGATACGATTTGTTGCACCATAAAAGTTGCCTATTGCAATTTGCCCAGATGTGGGAATTGCTGAGTTTGCGGGCACGTTCGGAACAAGCCCACCCCCACGATAGTATTCGCTAAGAGAATGGGGTACCGTACCGCCAAAATTGGCAGCAATTGTTTCCATTGATATAGCTACGCCGGGGCCGGGAATCGCCATCTTTTACATCTCCTATACCGAACCAAACGCAGTTACATTAGCAAGTACAGTAAAGTTACCTGATGCGTCTAGCTTGGCAATATTTGTCGATCCGTTTTTAAAAAACAGCACTCCACCAACTTCAGTAATAGTGAAGTTAGTTGTTGTAACGGTACCCGCACCTATTGCGACATTGCCTATAACATTACCAGTAACGTTGCCGGTGACGTTGCCAGAAACATTACCTGTAACATTTCCAGTAAGTGGGCCTGAAAATACTGTTGCGGATGCCGTACCACCAATCGATAGGTTACCCACGATATGATTCAATTGTTCCACTACGTTGGTACCCGTAGCGCGGAGTAGAACCGTTTTGCCTGCGGGGATAGCTACGCCTGTACCTGCGGCTGTTGTGTTACCAATAATGGTTGAGCAATACACGGTTGCCGTATAAGTTGGGTCTGCGTTTACGACGACGTAGAGCTTAGTGACCGGCGGGACATACACCGCGAAGTTTGCCCCTGTGGTTGTAGTCAGGCTAAGAGCTGCACACCGGGCTTGGTCAGCCGCACCGTCTTCGGCGGTCAGTGCTTGGTTTGCGCTTATTACAACGACCGATGCCAAAGCAGAGATAGCATCTTCAATAACAGTGCCAAGGTTATCGTTGGTGATCGAACCCCATGTACCGGACTTTTCACCGTTAGCCATGAGTTCGATCCGAAGATCGGTAGAGTATGTACTTGGCATAGCTGTTCCTTAATTAAGCCAGCATAGTTTCTGCGTGGGTTTTAGCCTCTGCCACCCGGCGCATCCACCCCTTACCGAATGTTGCAAACGTTGGCAGGGCTTTATAAAACAATTCTTTTTCCATACTGAATTTTGCCACTAAGTCCTTCTGATCGGCATCTTTTAGTGCTTGCATAGTCTTAGGGCCAATAGCGCCGTCAGGGTTTGTTCCAATAGCTTTTTGCATGGTCTTAATCGCCCGACCGGGACCAGCGTTGACAGCGAAGTCAAACATCAGGTAGTCCAGACCATCAGGCATCTCGTCGGCTCTCACAGCGTCCCAGTACTTCTTTCTGT